GACGTGCCTGTCGGACTGTACACTCGGAAAGGAGCCAATGGCCGTCGCATGTTCTTTCGCGACGGTAAATTAATTTCCGAAAAGTCCTATAAGGCGTCTAAAGCCCGCACAAACGGGAAAAGATCCACACGAAAAGGGCAAGTGAGGAAAACATCTAGACGGGCATACTCCAAGAAAAAAAATAATCCCAAAAGAGGTAAATATATGAAATCAATTCCACATCCAAGTATTACGGGGATGGCTAGCGGTCTGGCTATTGCTGCGTACTTGAACGCAGGCAGTACAACTATGTCAGGACAAAACGGTTTTCGGACAGCAGTTACAACAGAAGGCGTCATCAAAGACGTCACCGACGGTCAATTAGGGACCGCATTCAATACCCTGGCTGGAAACGCGATCAGTATGATCAGTTCCGACGCAGGGAGAAAGACATTAGTTACCGCGAGTATCGTTGCATTAGGCGGCGCCTTTGCCAGATCGCGGTTTCCACAACTAAAATTAGGAGGAAGTAAGCTTTACTTTAGACTCTAAATGGTAACCACAATACAGAGATCGTTTGATAGCACGCCCACGGATAAAGAATATTTTTCTTTAACCGACAATATGAACAGTAGCAACCTGGGTAATATCCAGGTGCCACAGGGATCAACCAGGATCAGCAGGGTCGATTGTGCCTTTGATGTATTTAATGCAAAAGGAGCACAGGTCGTATGCAGACTTCTAGGAAGTAATATGTCGGAACAGAATTTCACTATCTGGGGAGTAGCTGGTGACACAGCCGATGCCGCGTGTGCACAGGGTTATCAATCGGTCCCAGTTGCATTCGGTATATCTGGAGTTAACAACATTGATCTCCAGATAGCTATCCAGGTAAGTGGTGGCGGTAGTATGGCTGCTTCGTCTGGATCTGTAACGCTTTACTTCGAGTAAGCCTTGAATGGCTAAAGTACAGACTGGCAGTAATGCAATCTTTACAGGGACTTCCAAAAGTCTTACCTACTGGAAAGATAGAGTTTATGCATTCAGTGGTGAAGTAAACCCTAACGAAAGCACAGTCACAGCTTTAGAGTTCAGTACTTCTAAAGAACTAATTGATGCCAGGGTAATGTGGGGGATTGATCTAAGTGAAATAACTGATGATAAGTTCGCCGCACTTACTATAAAATTTAATGATGTATTAGTTTATGCATTAAAAGGCCAGGATCGTTTACCATATACTGGAATGACTGAGGGTACTAATTTAACAATTGATTTGTATATACCACCATTAACCACGGTAAAGATAGAAGTTAGTACTGACGAAAATAACGATGTTGGTAATACTGTAATGCTGAAAGGCATAGTCTTGTGACCCTAGCCGCTTCTAAGTCAGTCTCCAGGGCTAAGGGTGGTAATATCTATGGTTGGAGTGGATCTAAAGCTCTCACTGCATCGGCTGTCACACTTCTGGATTATACGAACCCCTCAGCATTTTATTTAACCAGGATAACTTTAGGTGTAGACTGGTCAGGGATCAGTGCCACAGAATTTATATCCTATACGATCAATGTGGACGGAGTAGCTTTATTTGTTGAGAAAACAATAATCACTGCTGACAATCTGGGCACTCAGCCTAAAATGTTCGAATTTATGATTCCTCCAAATTCAACGGTTAAGGTTCAGGCCCTACAGAGTAATGATAATGGATTCATTACTTGCATATTAACGGGGTATCGGGTCTAATGGTTATAGAAGCAGAAACACCAGGAGGAGGTGGCGGTCCGTTTGATAAGATTCACATCCCAACTGAGGAAGAAATAGAAGAAGTTAAAAACGTTATAGATCAGTTTAAAGTTTTATGGCCGCTTGTGTTTATTCCATTATTTGCCTGGTTTAGAAAAAAGAATAAGAAAGGAGACATAACCGACTCTATAGAATGGATAGCAGTAACAAATTTCTTAACAGGTTATTCGGATTATATCGTGGCGTTGGTTTGGATTCTTTTAGCCAGGGTAAATGGAACTGTAAATAAATTATCTTATGTTTTTGTCGGTGCGGAAACTATCCCTACAGTAGAATTAAACCTTCCTAGAGGTGTAATGTTAGGTTCTTGGTTTGTAACGGGTGAATATGCTATTGACTTTGTTAAAAATTTATCGGGTGATGTTGGGGATCTAATAGAAACAGGACACACCCAGGAAACCACGGGATCTTTAGATATTTTAATTGCTTCAATCTTAACGGTAACTGGATTAGATAAAGTGCTCGGGATTAAAAAATGACGGATCAACAATTCTTTATGATCTGGATTTTTTCCTTCTTTTTATATTTTGCAATTTATACAATATGGATTCCTTTAAAAACCCAGAAAAAAATAGAGTCTTGGTTGATGTCAGGTGAAAGTGACGAGACCTTACTATCATCCCTGGATGTGATCACTAAAAAAATTAGGGAACAGATGTTAATTGATTTTGAGGAATTTATGCTCCCTCAGGCTCGCGAGAGTTTTCAAAAGTTTTGGAGTGGGGCTATGGGGCATGCCGCTAAAGAATTGAAAAACTCGGATGAGGGCGGCCAACTTTCTCTTTTGCATAGTATTACCAGTGAATTGGAAGGACAGCCCTGGTATATTCAAGCGTTAGGGTCCAAATTGTTACCCGCCATTACTGAAGCGGCCAAAAAGCAACCAATTGGCACAAAAGAGCAAATTCTTGGCATGGGTCTGCAAAAGTAACGCAGCTAAACGCACCAAAAATCCACAAATCGGGGGGTGATAAGGCTCTGTGGTTTTTCTTTGGCTTGTAAATAGGGGTGAAACGTTACCAGAATCCAGAAAAAACCTGTTTTGTATATAAACCTAAGAAGAAGAAGAAGAAGAAGAAGAAGAATAATAAGACTCCGTACCTAGTAATATATACATAAAACAAGCTAGAACTCTATCTAGCTAAGTGGTTTATACCGTGTCCCCCCCTGTGGTCTTCATGTATCGTAAAGAATTTAGGTATGATGATGTAGAATGTTTGAAGTGTGGAAATGTTGGTTTGACGAGTACGGGGCACTGTCGCGAATGTTACCAGGAGCATAAGATCCATGCCGACTAAGTTTAAGCGGAAGATGATCAAGCTTCACCCTGAGGTTATGACCAAACTGGAAAGTTACAAGGAGTTCATCCATGACCAGGCATCACCACAAAGTCTTAGATCCCCAGACAAGGAACCATATCGAAGGCCATTATCCTGGAATGAATTTTTCGTGATCATTGTTACTGACTGGGAAGCTTCCAGGGCTAAATGTCATTGTGGAAAGTTTTACGACTGTGACCATTGCAGAATGTTAGACGAAATATCGAGGCGTAGATGAAAAATAATAATTGTATAGCTGGTAAAACCGAGTGTACTACTGTTAGTGCTTGTAATTATTGTAATTTAATGATTCAATTAGAAGAAATACACGGAGTATTATGTAGTATCCATGAACAATTATCAAGATAAAGCCAGGGATGAACTTCTCCAGCACATAACCGCTCGTTGTAAAAAATGCAAAGGAAAAATGTCAATTGTTTGGCCCACAGCACCTACACTCTTTTATTGTTCGGATTGTGATCGTTTCGGACCTGCTGAAGTGTAACCACTGACCCCGTTTAAGTAGCTCCACATAAATTAGTATGACGTGCCTGTCGGACTGTACACTCGGAAAGGAGCCAATGGC